GAGGCTATTAAGTGGGGTCTTGTTAATGAGGCTGGTGTTGCGCGTCGTGCGGAGGAGATTCGAGTGGCGGCTGAGGCGGAGCGTAAGGCTCTCGCTGATGCAGCTGTAGCGGCCTACAAGGCCGCCCAGGCGGTTCCTTCTAAGTAGTGGCTACCCCCCTAGCACAGTGTTCCCTTGATGTAACTGTGCTAGGTGACACGCCTTTATGGTGTGTCTTTTAATGAGCGGAGCGATTGGATTTTTTTTTTTGTTGATGCACTTTCTTGGTGCATGTTTGTTATAGTGAAATGCTTTGTTTTATGCTTGCGTTTTCCGTTATTTTTTAGTATTCTATGTTTACGGTCATTTTGATCGTTTACTAGGAGATTGTTAATGTTTACTCTTGTTCAGTTGCTGGTTATTCGTGGTGCTCTTTTGGTTCAGCGCGCGTCTTTCGTGCGGCTTGCTAATCGTGCTGGTCAGCCTGAGTCGGTGGTGATTGAGTATCGTAAGAATGTGGCTAATGTTGATGGCCTGATTGCCGCTGTGGATGAGCAGGTTGCTAAGGGTCAGAAGAAGTAGGTTTTTGTGAAGGGGTATGGGGGCTAGGCCCCCATATCAGCGGCGCCCAGGTGCGCGCAGCTGTGGTACACTCGACGAGTCGTCCCTCTTTTTGAAAGGCGGTTTTTTATGCGTCCTCTTAAGCGTTCCCATGTTAATAAGTATACTTCGGCTAAGAAGTTTCGTAGTCAGGCGAAGCGGTCTAAGGGTGCTAATATTGTCGGTGTGATGCGTGGTGGCATTCGTCTGTAGATGCCCTGTTATCATCCTTTGAAGGCTTTTCAGGTTGGTGATAGTAAGCCTGTGTTTTCTATGCCCGCGAAAGCGGGCTTTTCTTTTTTGCAGTTGCCTTGTGGTCAGTGTGTTGGTTGTCGTTTAGAGCGTTCTCGTCAGTGGGCTGTGCGTTGTTTGCATGAGGCTCAGATGTATTCGGATAATTGTTTTTTGACGTTGACTTATCGTCCTGAGTCTCTTGGTTCTATGTCTTTGGTTTTTCGTGATTTTCAGTTGTTCATGAAGCGGTTTCGTCGTCGTTTCCCTAAGTCTACTATTCGTTACTATATGTGTGGTGAATATGGTGATGTTAACTCTCGTCCGCATTTTCATGCTTGTGTCTTTGGCTTTGACTTTGCTGATAAGGTGTTTTATAAGTTGTCTGCTAGTGGTTGCCGTTTATATACGTCAGCTATTTGTGATGAGTTGTGGACTCATGGATTTTGCATTTTGGGTGATGTTAATTTTGAATCTGCTGCTTATGTGGCTCGTTATGTGATGAAGAAGGTTGTTGATGGCGCGAAGGCTCATGAGATTGTTGATCCTGATACGGGTGAGATTTTTAAGCGCGTTAAGGAGTTTGGTCGTATGTCTTTGAAGCCCGGTATTGGTGCTCGTTGGCTGGAGAAGTTTTCGCGAGATGTTTACCCTGAGGGTAAGGTTGTTGTTCGTGGTGTTGAGGCTACGCCGCCGCGTTACTATGATAAGATTTTTGAGTTGGAAGATGCTGTTGCCTTTGATGCTATGAAGGCTCGTCGTCGTTTTGCTGCGGAGTTGCATTTTGAGGATGGTTCTCCTCGTCGTTTGCGTGTGAAGGAGCGTGTTGTTCAAGCGCGTGTTGGTTTACTCTTTAGGAGTTAATTCATTATGGCTAAGTTGATTCTTGTTGCTGTTAAGGATAGGGCTGTTGATGCTTTTATGAATCCTTTTGTTGTTCCGTCACGTGGTATGGCTATTCGTGCTTTTGGTGATGAGATGAATAAGTCGGATTCGGCTATGCGGGCGCATCCCGATGATTATGATTTGTATGAGCTGGGCGAGTTTGATCAGGATACGGGTGTTGTTGTGTCTGATGTGAAGCAGTTGGCTATTGGTAAGAATGTTGTGGTGCAATCATGAGTAAGGATTTTCGTAATAAGACTGTTGATGTTCACCAGTTTGCGATGGTGCCGAAGGCGGATATTCCGCGTTCGACGTTTAATCGTCAGTGGATGCATAAGACTACGTTTGATGCCGGTTATCTTATTCCGGTGGTGGTTGATGAGGTGTTGCCGGGCGATTCGTTTAAGATGAATATGACGGGTTTTGCGCGGATGGCTACGCCTATTTATCCCGTTATGGATAATTTGCATTTGGATTCGTTTTTCTTTTTTGTGCCTTGTCGTCTTGTTTGGAGTAATTGGAAGAAGTTCATGGGTGAGCAGGCTAATCCTGCTGATTCTATTTCTTATGCTATTCCTCAGATGGTGTCTAAGGCCTCTGGTTATGATGTTGGTAGTTTGCATGATTATTTTGGTTTACCTACGCTTGGTCAGGTTACGGCAGCTGCTACGTTTAGTCATATGTCTCTGCCGTTACGGTGTTATAATCTGATTTGGAATGAGTGGTTTCGTGATGAGAATTTGCAGAATTCGGTTACTGTTGATCTTGGTGATGGGCCGGATACGTATAGTAATTATGTGTTGAAGCGTCGGGGCAAGCGCCATGATTATTTTACTTCGGCGTTGCCGTGGCCTCAGAAGGGTGGTACGTCGGTGACTTTGCCGCTTGGTACTAGTGCGCCTGTTAAGGGTATTGGTATGATTGCTGGTTGGACGTCCTCGGGTTCGGTGAATGTGCGTGAAACTGGTGGTAGTGGGACGGTTAATTATCCTACTGGTCATGGTTTTGAGATTAATACGCAGAATTATGCGAATATGACTGCGGCGTCTGGTGCAGCTGGTGGTTATCCTAACATTTATGCGGATTTGTCAGCGGCGACGGCTGCGACGATTAATCAGTTGCGGCAGTCTTTTCAGATTCAGAAGTTGTTAGAGCGTGATGCGCGTGGTGGCACCCGTTATACTGAGATTGTGCGGTCGCATTTTGGTGTTATTTCTCCGGATTCGCGTTTGCAGCGTCCTGAGTATTTGGGCGGTGGTACGATGATGATTAATGTTAATCCGGTTGCGCAGACTTCTGGTACGTCTGCTTCTGGTACTACTACGCCTATGGGTACGTTGGCGGCTATTGGTACCGGTGTGGCTACTGGTCATGGTTTTACGCAGTCTTTCACTGAGCATGGCTTTATTATTGGTCTTGTTTCTGTTCGTGCGGATTTGACGTATCAGCAGGGTATGAGGAAGATGTGGAGTCGTTCTACTCGGTATGATTTTTACTTTCCCGCGTTTGCGATGCTTGGCGAGCAGGCGGTTCTTAATCGTGAGATTTATCTTAAGGGTGATTCTGACCCGAATGATGCGGCTGTTTTTGGTTATCAGGAACGTTGGGCGGAGCTGCGTTATTTTCCGTCGCAGATTACTGGTTTGTTTCGTTCTACGGCGGCTGGTACGCTTGATGGGTGGCATTTGGCTCAGAAGTTTACGGCTCTGCCGGTTCTTAATGATTCGTTCATTTCTGATACTCCTCCGCTGTCGCGTGTGTTGGCTGTCGGTGCGGCGGCGAATGGCGCGCAGTTTATTTTTGATTCTATGTTTAATTGTCGGACTGTTCGTGCGTTGCCGATGTATTCGGTTCCGGGCTTGATTGATCATTTCTAGGAGGTTGTTATGCCTTTAGAAGAAATGATGGCTGGTCTAGCGTCTAGTGCCATGTCGGTTTATAACAATGAACGGCAGTTGCAGTTTGGGGAGGAGTCGCGTGAGAATCAGAATTATATGGCGAACTCTTCCTATCAGCGTTCAGTTCATGATCTTAAGATGGCTGGTCTTAATCCGATGTTGGCTTATCACAATGGTGGTGCTCCTACCGGCTCTCCTGTTGCTAGTCCGAATTTGTCTAATCCTGTTGAGGCTGGTGTGGCGACGGCTAGTAAAGCGGCGGAGCTGCGTAATGCTAATGCCCAGGGTGATGTTCTTAAGGCTCAGGCGGATAATATCCGCGCGGATACTGCGTTGAAGGGTACGCAGGTGCCTTATTTTTCTGGTCTTACTGCGCAGTCGGCGGCTAGTACTCGTAAGACGGATGAAGAGGTTAGTAATGTGGTGGCGGAGCGTGAGCGTATTGCCGCTGAGATTCGGCGTTTGAATCGTGAGTATGAGGGTATTGATGCTGAGAATGAGCGGAAGAAGTTTTATGTTCGTGAGATTGCGCCTATGGAGTCCGCTTTGCGTCGGACTGAGTATTATTTGAAGGCGTATGAGCTGCCGGAAGCGCGTAATCGTGCTGCTATGCACGAGACTGAGTATGGGCGTGTTCGGCCTTATTTGCAGGATTTGGGTTCTGGTATTTCGTCTGCCGGTAAGGCTGCTGTTGGTGTTCGTGGTACTGGTATTTCTCCTATTGTTACTAAGAGGGTGTTTAAATGAAGAAGATCGTTCTTCGTGCGCCGCATGGTTATGATGTTGATTTGGCCTCGGATGAGGCTGGTTTTGAGTGTGTTGGCCCTTCGTTAACGAAAAAGTCGTTTCGTGATGAGGTTGATATTAATACTATTGTGAATCGTTTTCTTAAGACTAATCAGATGCCGGTGGATGTGCGTATGCCGGAGTATGGTGATTTCAGTGATGTTTCAGATTTTCGTGGTTGTATGAATGCCGTTGTTGAGGCTCGTGAGAGTTTTGATGCTATGCCTGCGCCTACTAGGGCGCGTTTTGATAATGACCCCGCTAAGTTTGTGGATTTTTGTTTGGATGAGAAGAATTTTGATGAGGCTATTAAGTGGGGTCTTGTTAATGAGGCTGGTGTTGCGCGTCGTGCGGAGG